ATCCAAAACAGAATCCACTGCAGTTCCATTAGCCATTGCATAAATGGAATCAGACATGGAACCTCTAGATGCTACAGAATCAGCTTTTCCATCTCCATTACTATCAAATACAAATTTACCATCTTGTTGGTAATGTCCGTTATCAGGATTTTTGTATACAGAAGAACCAACATATTGTCCCGATTGAGCATGAATCATGTTATTAGCCTTATTTCCTTCAACCGTGCCTATTAACAAGGCAGGTTTTTTTAATTCCTGTATTGCAGGTTTTTTTGCCGCTTCCATTTCTGCCAATAATTTTTCAGAACGTCCTCGTCTTTCTTTTTCAGCCATTAAGCCCGGTGATTTTTTTACCCATTTATTTAATAACGGGTCAAACATTTGTTCTTGTTGTATTACGTGAAAATTACCTGTCTCTAATTGCTCCTCAAATGCCGCTTTTTCTTTTTCTAAATCTTCTATAAGTTGTGAACCTTTGGCCCTTTCAAGTCCTATCTCTGACCCCGGCCCAAATTTTTCACCACTTCGATTTGTATAATAGCCTGTTGCATTCCATTCTTCTTGTCTTCGATATTCATCCTCAAGCAGGTCATTAGTAACTTTTAGTGCAAGTTTTGTTGCTTCTTCCGTGCCATCAACTGGAACACTTGCTGTTCTGGTATCATAAGAAGATGTAGTGTCACCAAATTCAACAGAAATTTCAGGATGAATAATTTCATTCCAAATTTTCTCTGAAGTCTCTTTTGTTTTTTTAGCAATGTCTTCCAACATGCCACCACCCCATTCATTTGCAAGGGGGCCTCGTTTTTTCAGTAATTTGGCACTTTCAAGAACACCCTCCGTATCATAACTAAGTTCAAAAATACCTTTTTTTTGAGCATCACTTAACCATGCTTGAAATTTTTTATCATTGGCCCATTGGCCTAGAGAACCTATCATTCCTTCCGCCGTTGTCTGCATCGCACCGACCAAGCCGCCCGCTTCCGTGAAGTATCCCTTATCTAATCCATAATCATAAAAAGTTTCATCTGACCAGTTATTCCAACCACCTTTAAGATTTGCATAAGTATTACCAGTAACTTGACCTGTCCACTGACCTGCCGTTCCTACATCAGGGTCAGCGTCAGGTTGTCCTCCACCTTGATATATATTTGCTGTCTGAAAAGCTTCAGCAGTTGTATCTGCTGTTGTTCCTGTTGTTGTTCCTGTAGTAGTACCTGTTGTTGTTCCTGTAGTAGTACCTGCTCCAATCCAATTAGGGTCTAAACGGCATACGCCATCCGCTCCCATGATATGTCCTGCAGGACATCCAGAATACTGATTATACGTAGTAGGTATTCCCACATTAATATTTTGATAAGCCTGTGACGTAGTGGCTAATGTTCCATAATTATATGGAGAAACATTTACCGGATTAATATCCCATGTATTTGTAACAGAATTATATACAGATTCCAAATGTGGATTTTGTACTCTTCCCGGTGTTACCCATGGTGTTAATGCCATTTATTTTTTCCTTTTAAGTTGGTCTCGTAGGTTGAGGAGTTGCCGCAGAGAAACCAGTTTCCCCTGATTGCGGTACACTTCCAACTCCGATGTTGCCACCTCCAACGCCTGTTGGGTCGTTTGGATTTGCTCCCGCAGGTGCTCCTCCAGTCTGCCCCACTGGGGGTTGCCCACCATTGCCTGCATTTTCTTTAATTCCATTTACCATCCCCATTATTTGTGCGAATATTGCCGCCTTTTCAGGGTCATTAATGACCTTTTCAGGGTCAATATCCAATGTTTTAGCAATTTCACGCAATATTGTATGCCATTTTACAAATGGTGCAAGGGAAGGATTCGATGCTGTCTGCATGAATGTCATCAATCGCTGAGACCTTACTTCTTTCTGCATCAGTGAAGATGTTCCTCGTGCTCGTATTTCAATATCACCTACAATTTTTGGAGAATCATCATTAAATTGCATATTCCATGAAAATAAAGATTCTCCGAGAGGGCGTAATAAATAATCGTCTATATTCTTAATGACAGTTTTAATATTTAATGCTGATGCACCCATTAACATGGACATACCTGCGGCTGTCCGTGTTGTTGATTGAATACCCGTTTGTCCATGTGAATAGGATGGCATTCCCGTTGATTCATCAGCCAATTGACGAAATCTGTCAAACATCATCATATTTTCAGTAGCCGTATTTGGAAATTTCAATCCATGAATGGATTGTCCCGGCATACCACTTTGTCGCCTGAATATCTTACCCGGATATACGGACATGTCCTGTCCGGGAACTAACATCGTTTCATCAATATCAAATACTAAATTGCCCGCCAAGGCCAAATTATCAATAGCCATTCTTGCATGGCCATTCATAATTTGTTGTGAATCATCCATGTTTTCCGGAATGCCCACACCAAAAAATTGATAAGGATTCAGTTCATAAGGACAAACAGAAAAAGGTAGTCGTTCAGGTGTGAACGGATTTAATGTTAGTCGTAAAACTTGACCACTTGCTGACACCCACGCATTAACTTGAACTTCATCCAAGTCATCCTCCATTTCAATTGGAAGACCTGCTTCTTCAACAAATGCCTTATCCATGATGCCCCAGTATTCATAGACTTCAAATCTGTCTTTTTCAAACTCATTCATATTCTCCCTGTCTTGCAAGGAAGATTCAAATGCACGAGGAGTATAACTATATCCCATTTCAAAGCATCTGCGAATGGCATCTTCTCGAAATAATGGTCTATTAATTAAATCCCTCATTTGAGAACGATTTAAAATATGACGCTGAATGGCGTATTCAGCATCTTCCATATTTACAGCATTTGGGTCAGGATAAAAATCCCAACACGATACCGCCTCTAATTTAGGAACAAGTTTTGATGACGGAACATAATCCCGTGAACCTGTTTCCGGATTTTCCATCCATCTATTAATAAGTTGCTCATAATTAAACGGCCCCTTGAGAACACCCGTTCCAAGTAACGCCATTTCAAAAAATACATGACGTAAAACTGTTATGGCACTTGTTGCATCCAGTTGGTCGTGGACATACTTCTCCATTTCCGATGCCGCCATGGCAGCCGGTTCTATCTGTGGCATTGTTTTTAAATCCGGAGCGGGGCCTTTTTCAAATCCCGCTTCTTGAAATTCTTCCGCCAATCCACCTAGTATGTCAGCCGTTGCTCCTGCAGGTATGTCTCTTCCATCGCCATCATAACCATAAATGCCTGCTGCAGAACCATTTGATTCTTTTTTCATGCCTTGTGGTTTTAAATGGGCGTATTCTGCAATACCTTCTGGAACAGGCGTAGGTTCAATTCCCAATGGAAATTTACCTGAACCAAATAAAACTTCTATGATTTGTCCAAAGGAAGCTAGTACTTTTGTTTTTGTAATTTTAACAAAAACTTTTGACTTTTCTTTTTCCGTAAAAGCCATGTCACTTCCATAGATTCCCCTATAGTTGCGGTAAGCCTTTAACCATCGTTTCTCATCAAATTGACGAGCATTTTCTGATTTTTCAAATCTTTGTTTTACTGTTGCCGCAAGATTATTAAATTCTTGCTCATTAACTGCATCAACTCCAATTTCTACTGCCATTATTTTTAGCTGTTGAATGAGCCGTGCTTAATTTTTTCTTTAGACCATGAAGCAAGTTTTTCTTTTGGTGCTTTTCCACCTGCATCAGAAAATTCTCCCTGCTTATATTTTTTCGTCATAGAAGCTTGAAGTTTTTCTTTTGGTGCTTTACCGTAGTCTGCACCTAACTCACCATGCTTATATTTTGTCATAATTGGTTGTGGCATTATTTCCTCCTAATAATCTTTTTGATTTGCCATGTCCCAAAAAGATTTTTGAACATGGTCATTTTTCTTGGTTGGATAATCCTTAGTTGCAATATCAACATCGGCCTCTCCGCCATGTGCTGATAAATTTATATTCTTCTTATCCTTTACTTTAGGATAGGGCTTACCAAGGTCACCCTGTTTATATTTTGTCAATACTGGTTGCGGCATTTAGCCCTCCTTTATTTTATTTTTTATATAATCCATTAAATTTGGATTATCTACTAAAACAGTTGTTAGTCCATTTGATAACGCACTTACTAAATGTTCTTCTTCTTTCTCGCCCAATTCAATATTCCATTGATATATTATAGCATGTAGTATTTCATGTAATATTGTATTAGCGTGAGAAACTCCTTTTTCCTCTTCAGTATAACCTATTATACCTTCTTTTGAAAAAAACTGCCCGTGTGCGTCATTCGCACTGGCGACAGTCTGTTTCCATTTTTCTAACTTGTAATCACGATAGCCAATCTTTATTGATTCTGGCATAGTAATTTTTTTTCCTATCACATTAATACCCAAATACCCTATCTGCCGGTTTAAACTTTTCATCCTTTGACCTTTTAAAAAGCTCATTAATTATATAAGGATGCATCGGTCTACTCATACATCCATAACGTAATGCATCATAAGAATGGTCTTCCGCATTCGTATCCACATCTTCTGGATTATGCTTATCCAGTGGTAGCAGGGGCAATGTTCTAATTAAATTTCTACAATTAGAAAAAAATTTTATTGTTGGTTCGTTTTCCTTATTTACTTTCAGTCTTTTATGAATTTCCAGTTTTCCATTGATGCGACTTTTAGGCGACCTGTCCGATGGTCTCCATCTGCATCCTTCTCGAATCATCGTCTCGGCAATACTTGGCCCAACATCACCTCGTTTCGCCCATGTTGATGAATCAAGAACGCCGTATCGAATAAATTCTCCATGTTCCGCTTCCAGTATTTTTCTGGCAAATTCATCCGCCGTCACTTTCTTCGTATACAGTTCCCTATAAATCCAAAGATTATTATCCCAGTCAATAGCGAACCATAAGCAACAAGCAGGAGAAGAATACCCCCAGTCGCAAGAACGAAAACGATACCAACCTTTAGGTATGTCAAAAGGTTCGACCACATGGATAACTTTATTAAATTCAGGAAATGATGAATCTTCAAAAGCATCCCAGTCTCCTTCCAAGAACTGCTTACGCTGAACTTCCGGCAGGGAAGCCAACATAATATAGTAATCTTCTGTCTGCATCAAGTATGGATTATCCTGCAATTTTGCAGGAATAAATCGTCTTGATATTTCCCGTTTTCCTGTAGGTGTATTTACAGATACTTGAAAACGAGTATTTGGTTTTGCAGGGTCTACGAACATTTCTCGTACCCACAATGACCCAATATTACCGGGATTACCCGTTGCACGCAAAAATACAGGTATATCGGGGTCTACACTTCTTAGGGAGGAACGTAAAAAGTTATATATTTCGGGAGTTGGATATTGTGGTAATTCATCAATTCCTATCCACGTATATGATTGACCTTGGTAACGCAGAGCATCTGCCATATTCTCTGCATAACCAAATTCAATTTTAGCACCGGATGGAAAACGCCATTCTTTTTCCTGTTCTCTCCATCGAGCACCTTTAAATGCTTTTGGATATAATCGCTGTGAATGCGTAATCATATCCCTTAGTTCTGGCATGGAACGTCTTAGTAATAATGCCCTATGTTGGTCTTTATGACAATACCGTAAAGGGTCTACAAGCATGGCGTAGGATTTACCTCCGCCTCTTGCCCCACCATAGAATACTTCTCGTTCCGATGAAGCTAGAAACGCCGTCTGCGGGCCTTCATTGGGCTTGAAAATAATATCCTGATTATTGACAAACTTTTGAACATTATCCGGTGTTTCACGTAAAACACCTTCATCCACTAATGTTGTCTCTGTTCCATTCAGAGCTTCATTAATTTCCTTTAAACTTTTCTTTTTACTTTCAGCCGATGACTTGGCTAACTTGTATTTAGCATGAGTCTTCTCAATTTTCGCTTCCTGTTTCCTGATGGACAGGCGAGTTGCCCTTCGTGCCTTTTCTAAATCCTCTTGAAGTCCTTTTTTTCTTTTTACACCTTGGGGTTTCTTTGGCTTTGGAGGAGGTATTTCATTCATCAGGTTCTCCTGTTAATGGCCTTTATCAAACCCACATGCGAAATATATCTTCCCGTCTTCGCCTTGACCCACTGGGCCACTTCACGATAAGAGGAATTTTCTAGATACTCCTTCGCCTTTTCCAAAGCATCCAGTTGCTCTGGTATCGGCTCCAGACTGTGATTATCTTCCTTTAATTTATATCCAAACGGTACTGTATTACCCTTGCGTGTCTTCTGCATTAACGACATTCTCTATCTCCTTTGCCGGCAAAATAAATATTCCATGTTGAATCTTTGCCTCTATGTCAATTTTTTCCTTCTTCGCAATGCCGACCCTGTCAAGTATCTGTTTGGCCGCTTCCATGCGAACATTGGCTTGGGGGATAGTGCCATCAGCGTCCAACGCCTGTGCCATGCTCATCGCCGCCTTGGGCGAATGGGCCGCCAGTACATTTTCCGCCTGTTCAATAATTTCATTCTTCAACGCCTTGATGACCTTCGGCCATGTCTGGGCGTGATAGCCGACAAGTTCACCCGCCTTCTGGGGACTTCCTTGAGCCTCCCCGAATAACGCAGTCAGGAATTTCTCCTGTCTATCTGTCAGCTCCTTGTTTCTTTTTTTTTGTGTGAGTATGTTCATCTTTTACTAAATTCATCCATTCCATGCGTGGGCCGTGATAAGAGACCTTTGATTTCTTATAGGGATATATGTTACTTTCCTGCCAATACCATTGTGATACAAAAGGAAGAAAACCATCCCATATTTCCTTGCTTACAGCCATTGACGCTTTTGCTTTGATTTCTCCCGTCTTTCCTTTGCCCAATCTGGTGTTTTGATATTTTTTTTTTTT